GGTCTCCGAGCGGCAAATGTCAATTAGTATAACATTTCCGTAAATGCTTGTCGGTAGTTGATCAAATCATGGATATTTCCGTACTTTGCGCAAAACACACCTACATGAAAATCGAGCAATTATCTCCTTCGGCGATTTACGAGTACGGAAACAACTCCCGTACTCACTCCGAAGAGCAGATCGATCAAATTGTAAAATCGATCAACGAGTTTGGATTTACGAATCCGATCTTGATAAATAAGGATGGCCGGATCATCGCTGGCCATGGTCGTTACCAAGCTGCGGTAAAGATGAAACTGGCCAAGGTGCCTTGCATCCGTTTGACTCAGCTCTCGGAACGTCAAGAACGAGCCTATGTGATCGCAGATAATCAGATTGCGCTTAATGCTGGTTATGATTTTGCTAAGCTTTCGGCTGAAATTGATGCATTAATTGGACTTGATTTTGACGTTGACTTATTGGGGTTTGATGAACAAGCAATAGACTCTTTACTTAAAAACGATTTCAGCATCTTTCCTGATCTGGAAAAGGTTGAGGTATCGAGTTATACCAGGCAGAAACACGCTGAAGAGAAAAAGGATCGTGATAAAAAAAGCAAAGGAGTCAAGCAAGGTGACTTGTATCAACTTGGAAGGCATCGGCTTTTTTGTGGGGACTCTGCGCATCCTGGCAATGTTGAATTGCTGCTAGACGGCGCAAGTATAAAATTGATGTGTGCAAATCTTGCCGTTGGTGATGATCCAGTTGTTGGCCTTGGTGCTGTTATAATTGCCGCAGAGCAAACGGATAGGACTTGCTACTTAATGGAAAATTCCTCTGGATATTGTGACATTATTTTAGAAAGATGGGTGGCTTTTTCGGGGGAATCTGCTGTCTTTTTAGGTAATTATGCAGAAAATAGAGGCTGATGGCGGGCAAAAAAACGGCAAAACCAAAGCTTGTAAGCACATCTGAGTTTGCCAAGATGGTGAATGTATCCAGACAAGCTGTGCTTGGAGCCATCGCCAACGGCAGGATCCAGGCGGTAAAAGTGGATGGAGCTTACCAAATTGATCCAGTATTGGGCAAAGAGCAGTTCCTGAACTCCAAGGAACGCCAGGTGGTAAATGATCCAAACGGGACCGGAACGCAAGTCGAGAACCTCACTCACCTAAAACGTATCCGGCTCGGGCTTCAAATCCAACAGGATAAACTGAATCTGGAAAAGTCCAAGGGTGAGTTGGTCAGCCTCCGGGAGGTGAACGATAAGCTTTTCAAAATGGGAATGGAAATTCGCCAAGTGTTCCAGATGTTACCCAGCCAAGTTATCGACGACATCCTGGCCGCCAATACCCGAAACGAAGCGCATGAGATTTTATCCTCTGCAATCGATCGTGAATTGCAAAAACTTTCAAGCCTGGAAATATGAGCGTGATCCAAAGTTTCCAAGCCGGGTTAAAACCCATCCCCAGACTAAAGCCTTCGGAGTGGGCAGATGCTCACCGGATGCTTTCTTCCACATCTTCCTCGGAGCCTGGGCACTGGAAAACCAGCCGAACTCCATACCTAAAGGAGATCATGGATTGCTTTACTCCAGGCTCCGATGTTCAGGAAGTTGTAATCATGAAGGGGTCCCAGGTAGGGTTAACAGAGGCTGGGTTCAATATCATTGGATTTTACATTGATACCGATCCTTGTCCAATGATGTACGTTATGCCAACAGATGGAGTGGTAAAGCGGAATTCAAAAATTCGTTTTGATCCGATGGTTGAAGCCTCTCCAAATCTACGGCAAAAAATAAATCCTTCTCGCGTCCGGGACAAAACAAACTCGATGCTTGAGAAGGCATTCCCAGGTGGAGTGCTTATTTTTTGTGGTGCGAATTCACCGGCCCCACTTCGATCAGTGCCTATCCGGTTAGTCGTATTGGATGAAGTAGATGCCATGCCCACTGACGTTGGGGGGGAAGGCAATCCGATCGATTTGGCCAGAGCCAGGACACGAACGTTTCCTCAAAAGAAGGTGATGATCATTTCGACGCCCACTATTGAAGGGGCCTCGATGATTGAACAAGAGTATAATTCAACTGATCAGCGGCGATATTTTGTGCCATGCCCAGAGTGCGGGCTTATGCAAACGCTGGAATTCGAGAGCCTGCACTGGGAAACTATTGCGGATGTCCGTTATGAATGCTGCGGCTGCGGGCACTTGATTGAAGAAAGGGCAAAACCTAAAATGCTGAAGCTTGGTGAGTGGAGATCAACTAAACCAGAAAATAAAAACGCACGTAGAGTTGGGTATCATTTGTCCGGGCTATACAGTCCACTGGGTTGGCTATCGTGGAATGAGGCAGTACTTCAGTATGAAAATGCTGGGGCAGATGCGGAGAAACTGAAGGTGTTTTATAATACCGTTTTAGGGGAAACCTACAAAGAAAAAGGAGATGCTCCGGAGTGGGATTCGCTATATTCTCGTCGTGAAAATTATCCAACATACCGACCTCCATCAAAGGTTGTTTTTTTGACAGCTGGGTGCGACGTTCAGAAGGATCGACTTGAGCTTGAGATCGTTGGTTGGTGTAAGGACTTGCAATCTTATTCAATTGACTACCGGGTTATTCTTGGGGACACCTCAAGTACCGGGCCGGGATCGGTTTGGGAGACCTTGGGTAAGTTGATGCAGGAGCAGTGGCAACGGGAGGATGGTCGGGTGCTGATGATTCGAAGGCTGGCCGTTGACTCCGGGTTCAATACTTCGGAGGTTTATAATTTTTGTTTTTCTCAGGATATCACCCGGGTGTCAGCTGTCAAAGGTAGGGAGTCCCTGAATATGGCTGTGGCTGCTCCACGTCCAGTCACTTTTAAATTCAACGGAAAACCGATCAAATTCAATGCGCTCTGGACTGTTGGCACTTCGTTTCTGAAGGCTGAACTTTATGGGAAGCTGAAGCTAAAGGTAAACGAGGATGAGTCTTTCCCGCCTTGGTATTGTCACTTCCCGAGCGCATACGAGCCTTACTACTTCCGGATGTTGACAGCGGAGCACCTGCAAAAACGGATTGTTCGTGGGTTTGCTGTGTTCGAATGGGTGAAAAGTTTTGCTCGGAACGAGGCATTGGACTGCCGGATTTATGCCCGGGCTGCGATGGCCATGCTTGGTGCAGAAAGATGGAGCGAGGCAGAGTGGACTGCTGTCGAAAAAAGCAATGATATCGGTCCAGGGGAGAGGCCTCCTCGCAAATCCAACAAAGGGCAAAAATCAAGTTTTTGGAATCGATAATTTTTTTCATTAATTTGCACAAAAAAAAATGACATGGCCATTTTCACGCAAACACAATATGAAGCTTTGATCGCAGCCATTGCGTTGGGTGCAATGAAGGTTGAATATGGGGATAAGACGGTAGAGTATCGAAGTTTGAGGGAAATGAAGGAATTGGCCAATTCAATGGCTGCGGACTTGGAATTGGCGCTTCCATTTAATCTGAATGCAGGTCGACGCTTTGCGGATTACGGCTCTGGCAAATAAGGAAAATATGACTTGGTTCGAAAAAGCAATCGGAGTAATCTCTCCGTCCTGGATGTTGAAGCGGCTGCGATCTTTTGCTGTGGCCTCCATCTTGAACCGATTTTACGACGGCGCTGCAAACGGAAGGCGGACTAAGAACTGGCGAACTCAGCCAACCTCAGCCAACACAGAAATTTATGCCGGCCTGAGCGAGCTTCGAAATCGTTCCCGGGATTTGGTTCGAAACAATCCCTATGCCCGAAAAGCTATGCGGGTTATTCCTGCCAATGTTGTCGGTACAGGTATCTGGCCGATGATGCGCGTCGGACGTAGTGAGGCTGGACAAAAGCGACTCCGAGATTTTTGGCGAAAGTGGGCCACCACCACCCGTTGTGATTTTGACGGTAGAAAAACGATGGCCAAGATTCAGAACCTGGCGTTTCGTTCGATGCTTGAATCCGGAGAGGTGCTTATCCGCAAGGTCTACGAAAAAGGAATTGGGCTCCAAATCCAGGTACTCGAGTCTGATCACTTGGACACCTCCAAAGACGGATATGATACTGCTGATGGGTTTGTTCGCCAGGGCATCCAGTTTAGTAAATCCGGCAGGCGGGTCGGGTATTGGATTTGGGAAAACCATCCAGGCGACAACCGGATGTCTTTACGATTGACATCTACTTTGGTGCCAGCAAGCGACATCATCCATTTGTACCAAGAGGAACGTCCTGGGCAGCTTCGCGGGGTTCCGTTGGGGACTGCATCCATGCTGCGCATGCGCGACTTTGACGATTATGAAGATGCCCAGCTGGTCCGGCAGAAAATTGCTGCTTGCTTTTCGGTTTTCATTACATCGGAGCAGCACAGCTCTGCAACGCTGGATGATGATGGTGATCCAACTGAGCGAGTTGAGCCCGGGATGATTGAGCGTCTACGTCCTGGCGAACAGGTGGCATTTGGGAGCCCTCCAACTTCTGAAGGCTACGGAGATTACACAAGAAAGGTTTTGCAGGGGATCGCAGCAGGGTACGACACAACTTATGAAGCACTCACAGGTGATTTGACTGGAGTAAACTTTTCAAGTGGGCGCATGGGGCACATTGAGTTCCAGCGGTTGGTCGAGGAGTGGCAGGATTTGTTGCTGATCCCTGTACTTTGTAATGGCATCTGGGATTGGTTTTTGGATTATGCTTTGATTATGGGCATTATCAAAAACAAGGAAGATGTGGAGTGCAGCTGGACGGCACCTCGTCGGGAGTTTGTTGATCCGCTCAAAGAGATCAAGGCTTTGATAGAAGAGGTTCGCGCAGGATTAAAATCTTGGCAGGAAGCTGTTCGTTCACTGGGATATGATCCTGAGGAAGTGATGAAACAGCTTGAAGAGGATGCTAAAAAATTCGATGCGGCTGGCCTTATGCCCTGGACCGATCCTCGTTTTGATCCAAACCGAGCTGTCCCGGGAACGGAAGCTGCGTCGCCTAAAACAGCGTCTGTTGCTCCGATGTCCAAGGCGTCTTAAAAAAATATTTTCAAATCAGTAAAAACGCATTAGTTTTGCTTACGAATAAATGCTCACCAAATGGGAGAAAATGAAAATGTAGAACAACGGGAAGATCAGACAATGATGATCCGGGCAAATATTGTCCCTGAATCATTCAATGAGACCGAACGGACAGTCGATGTTGTTTTTGCAACTGAGACTCCTGTTTCTCGTTATGTTTGGGGTGATTACCAGCGAAACCTCGTAAATGAGATTCTAGATTGTCAGCCAAACAGCGTCCGTTTGCAGCGGTTCAAAAACGGCATTCCCCTTTTGGACAATCACAACCGATGGGAGGGCACAAAATCCGTTCTTGGTATTTGCAAAAATCCTCGTTTTGAAGGTCGCACAATGGTGGCTACTATCCGGTTCTCAAAAAAACAGGCTGGAGAGGATGCCATGAATGAAGTGCGCGACGGTATCGTTACCACAGTCAGTGTCGGGTACAATACTTGGGAATACCAAATTAACAAAAAAGAAGGTACTCCCGATGAGTATCGGGCGATCGACTGGGAGCCCATGGAGATTTCCTTGGCTCCAATTCCAGCCGATTCAAACTCTGTCATTCGTTCACAGGCCCAGGGCCTAAATACTTTACATAAAATGGGTGAAGACCAAAATCTCAATCCAGTCATTCCGCCTGTAGCGGAGACGCGGACCGATCCGGCTCCCGTAACAGCTCCTCCTGCTGGCAACCCTGCTGTGCCTGCTGGAACACGCGATGAAGGCATTCGTGCCGAACGCGAGCGGGTTGCATCGATCAATCTTGCTGTTCGTGCAGCTTCAATGACCCAAGCCGAAGCAGATGCTTTTATTGCTAATGGTACCGACATCAACTCTGTACGGGAAGCAATCATCGCGAGCTTGGCTAGTCGTCAGCCACAGATCGACGCTTCAAACGCTTCCGCTCGTGGAGATGAAGTTTTGCAGACTCGCGAAGCTCTACAAAGTTCGATGTTGATCCGGGCTGGCCAAGTATCTGCCATTACTCCGGAAGATCGCACTCGCGCATCCGAATACAACGGCATGCGCATGTTGGACATTGCGCGAAATTGCCTCGATCGAGCAGGCATCAGTCACCGAGGTTTGTCGGAGATGGAAATTTATGGACGAGCCATCACTTCCTCTACCTCTGATTTTCCAGTGCTGCTCCAAGGCGTTATCAACCGGGTACTGCTTGCTGAGTACACGATTACTCCCGATACTTGGCGTCGTTTTTGCGCGATCGGTAGTGTTTCCGATTTTCGCAACCATGATCGCTTGCGTTTGGGTTCGCTGAGCCGATTGGACAAAGTCCAAGAGAATGGCGAATACAAAAACAAAGCCATCAGCGACGCCACCAAGGAAAGCATCTTTGCAGAAACTTATGGCAATATCATCAACGTCAGCCGTAAAATGCTGATCAATGATGATCTTGGCGGGTTCCTGCGTTTGGCTGCCCAACTTGCCCGGGCTGCAAAACGTTCGATCGAGATCGATGTGTATTCTTTGTTTGCGTTGAACTCTGGCTTCGGTCCAACCATGGCTGATGGTAATCCGCTGTTTGATGCATCGCACTTGAACATCGGCACGGGATCGGCTCTCGGTGTAGCTGGGTTGGATGCTGACCGAGTGGTAATGGCTTCCCAAAAGGAACCAGGAAATAACGACTTCTTGGATTTGCGTCCATCAATCTTGCTGCTTCCCATTGGATTAGGTGGACAGGCTCGGGTGATCAACGCATCCACTTACGATCCCGATGCAACGAACAAGCTGCAAAAACCCAACATGGTTCTGGGCTTGTTTAACGACATCGTAGACACTCCTCGCCTTACCGGGACCAAACGCTATTTGTTCGCCAACCCAAGTGAGGAGCCTGTGTTTGAGGTTGCTTTCTTGAATGGCCAGCAAGAGCCCTACACGGAGCAGGATACGCCATTTAATGTCGATGGCATGAGCTGGAAAATCCGTCTTGACTACGGTTTCGGAGCCATCGGGCACCGAGGCGCAGTGATGAATGCCGGAGCGTAACCAATTTTTAAACCGTTCAATCCATTAAAATGGCACAGAACTTTGTTGAATCTGGCGATCAGATTACGGTTGTTCTTGGTTCCGGTGAGACCAGTTTTGCTTCAGGCAAACTGTACAAAATCGGCGCTCAAGTTGGCGTAATGCTGAGCCTTACCCGTCTGGGACAAACCGTTTTTGATAACGTAGCATCCGCAGAGGGTGACATCGCAGTTGTAGCACTTGAGGGTGTCTACGAGGTGACCAAGGACACTCCTTTGGTTATCAGCGTCGGCGATGCTCTGTATTACAACGCATCTGAATCGAACCTTACCAAAACTGCTGCGGGCAATACCTTCTGCGGTTTTGCGCACGAAGCTGCTGGCAGTTCAGCCACTACAGTGAAGGTTCGTCTTTGGGCTGGTGATTCTACCGAACAGGGGCAGGCTGCTGTTGTGGCTGCATTGGCGGGCACCTTGACGGGAACTGTTGATGGTACCATCGTGGATGTGGCTGCGATCGCTTTGTCTACGAGCAACACATACACGGATGCTGCCGTAAACTCAGCCGTCAATACCGCGATCACTGCAACCAATTTGCAGCTTAAAGAACTGCAAACGAAGCTCAATGCAGTTTTGACCGCGTTGAAAGATGCGGAGATCATGGCTTCGGCTTAAGCTTCCTGCCTGGCAGGTAAAATTAAAACATGGCCATTCCTATATCGTCATTGTTTGAAACCCTTCAAAACACTGCCTTCAATACAGCGAAGGCAGTGTTCGGGTTTTCCGCTTCTTGGACTCCATCTACTGGAGGTTCTCCTGTATTGGCACAGGTGCTGTTTCAAAACCCAACTGAGCAGATGAAAACGGCTGGTGTTGATTACGATCCGAGTGCTTGGCGCATGGAGTACAAGTTTGGCGATTTGCCAGGGCTCAAGGAATTGTCCGACTCCAGGGGAAGTTCTGAAGTTGTGGCCATTGAAGGCTCCGAATATTTTGTCGCCAAGATCGACACCAAATTTGACGGCAAAACATTGATCGCCACTTTAATTCCTAAGCCATGATGCTGTATTCTGATTTGGAGGATGATATCGTTACTCGCCTGTCGCTTGGTGCTGGCGTTACGGTTCGGCCTCAACCTGAAAATGAAGTAGAGGCCAATGTGCAGGCTTTTAATCCGTTGGTGACCGTCAGTTATCAGCATTCAGAATTCAGCGGATCATTGACCAGGGGATTGCCGGAGATGTTTTCCACCGATGAGGCAGCGCAGCAGGAGTTTGCCGAAATCCACATCGTCGTTCAGGCCAGATTGCTGCGAGGCAGTAATGGCATTTATGATTTGATGAACAAAATCCGAAAGAAGCTTCACGGGTACAAACCCGGGATTTGGGGCCGGATGTTTTTGAAAATTTTTGACTACCTTTCGAACGAGGATGGAGTCTGGACTTACGATTTAGTTTTTGTAACCAAAAGGCCAGTGATCCAGGAGTACACAGATGATCATGGTGAATCACAACCAGGACTCGTTTCCGCAACCTTCGAAACCAACTTGAAATGAGCGCTGAAATCCAACTCGTAAAAGGGCGCCTGCTACCCAGGGCAATCAACGTCGGCGACACTGATGATGTTTTTATCATTCAGGCTGGCGTCACCAAGATCGCTCGGAAAACCTTGATTGATTCTGTTGGCGGAGGTGCTTCTGTTGCCGTAGTTGTGCCTGTAGCGGTTTCTGGTTCGGGATCGATTGTTGTTGAAGCCGGGACTTATATTCAGGAGGCGATTGTGATTGGCGTTGACGGAGAATACAAAGTCGGAACCAGTGTTGGAGGAGGCGAAATAATTGAAGATACCTACACAGGTGATTATGTTTCACATCCGGGATTAGGTAGGTATTTTGCTTTAACTACAACTATTCACTTCACAGGAGATTTTTTCATAAAATTATTGCTATGGGCTACCGAATGACTTTATTCTTTTTTGCTGTGATTTTTTCTGTTGTTGGTTTTTCCCAAAACACAAAAATCACCGTTGATCGGCTGGAGGTGAAGCAATCGCTAAAGATTGGCTCACAAACAGTGACATCTATTTCTATGGATTCCACGTTTGGAGCAGCAACAAATCTCCAGGTTCCTACTGCGAATGCAGTTAAAAAATATGTGGATTCGCGGAAGCCTAAGGTAAAGCCTGATACGGTCATTTATGCGAACTCGAATGCTACTGCTGATCTGACAGCTAAAACAGACACGCTTGGAGGTAGAGCTAATGTAACTTTGGTTATCAACAAAGACGATGGGGTTCTCGCAAGTCCTACACTACCTTTGATCTCAGATACGCTATTGGGTACCAAGATTCACATTAAACTTATAGCAGAGGATCAGAGCGAATTCGTTGGAATCTTCCAGAATGACCTTGGAATCGTTGAGGACTACGAAAGTGGTGCGTACGTTGACAGAAGTGGGGTTGTTTTTCTGTATCATGACGACGAATTGATATTCACACCTGTTGAGGATGTCAATGGTTATCACTGGCTGATGACTAAGATCATAAGTGCAGATGCGTTAGGTGATTCAATCGTAAAAGCTTACGAGTACTCAAATGGGTTGCTCAACTACAAGACTTTGTACGTATCAAAATCGCGTGGAGATAATTTAACGGCTCAAGGAGGAAACATAAACAAACCTTTCTCTGACCCATTTTCTGCTGCGGATTACGCCGAAGAATCTAATCTCTACGGTGTTACAATCGTTGTAGATGACGGAGCTTGGACGTATTCTCCAGGTGGTGAAATCAACGCGAATGTGCGTAAAGGTTTGGTGCGTCGTGATTACACCTACCACTTTGCAAAAGGTACCAAAATCACTACTTTTCTACCAAGCAGCGACAGTCCAGGTTTGTTTTCAACAGACACAATAACCGATACAAGAATATTAGGATTGCTGACTTTGGTTGGCAATACAGAAGACGGTACACCTGTTACTCAGCTTCCCAGTAATTCTAATTTTCAATTGGAGATAGACTCATTGTATGACGCGGACTTGGCTGAGTGCGTAACTTGCCACATTAAATTTAAGGCAAACTATGTATATCCTTACAATGATTATGACTCAGGAGTTAGAGTGAATTCGAGCATAGATATAGAGTTAACTGAGGTTGGTGCTGGTAGCGGGCTTAGTCTAACTATTGATTCTAACTCAGTAGCAAACATTAGGGTGCTACAATCTAACCTAATAGAAGACCCAACTATTACTTTATCTGTAACCGCACGTAACGGCTCTCATGTGAATATGGCAGCCCCTAAATTAAGCGTTGGGGGTTCGGCCGTTAGGGGTGGTACTCTAGTTTTAGAAGGGTATTCCACTAATTACATTAATGTCTCAGATAGCTCAACAGCTACGGTAACTCTACATGGAGGAGACTTTGATTATCTGTCAGTTTCAGATAGTGGGTTAATGGTTATCAAATGTGACCCTTGTAAGGTTTTAAGTAGTGTTGCGTATGAACCGCCGAGTAGGCAAGTACGAATTAATACAATAGGTGGGGGGAATACACGCGGACTGGTGACTTTGACCGGACTTCTTGATTTGAACCTAAGGGGTTCACTTAGCTTAGAATCTGACGAAGGTAGGAGCAATATCCTTCTACATAACCTAGTTATTAAAAACCCTTCGACCCAAACTGTCGAAACTGGCTATTACGCAATTATAGGAAATAGTGGCACTAGGGTTCAAGTGGAGAATGTTTCTTCACCTGATGCGATTACCGTAAATCCAACATTGGTAATTTGGGGTGAAGACATTAAACAATGGGGCCCACCTCAAGAGGTGATAACCAATAGAGCTTGGGTCTACGTTTCCCAAGCATACGGTAACAATTTGACTGGTTATCCAGGTTCTCCAGGTAGTGCGTTTGCTGACCCATTTACCGCTGCTGATAGTGTAGAGGCATGGCGTACAAGAGGCGGGGTATTCCCTGACGATTATGCAGCAACGGTAAAAATAATAGTGCAAGACGGTTACTGGAGATTTATCCCCCCTGCGGATGTAGAAGAGACGTATGACATTAGCAATGAAGCCCATTTAGGACTTGTCCGCTCATTTGGCAGTGATGTTGAATGGGTGTTTGAGGAAGGAACGCAGATTGAATCATACCGAGATAGCACCCAAAATGAAAACAATGAGAGAGGTTTGTTTTGGGCTGCTCCTGAGCTTCCATATCACGGGTTAAGTTTGACTGGTGGATATTTTGCAGGGTATGGGTTTTCCGATCCATACTCCGACAACAATACGTTAGGGATAAACTGGAATGCGAGTGCTTATATGGCTATGAAAGATGCCTCTATCTATGCTAACTGCCTAAATAGAGATACTCACCCCCCTGTTAAAGGTGAGTGGCTCTTCAAGGGTTCAGAAGAAGCTCAATTGTACTTAGGAGTTGGTAATATGCGATTAGGCGAAGGGACTTTTATACTAGAGGGAAACATATCACTTCCAAACGGGTTTATCTACCAAACACTAGACGACCCTGAAGCTGTATCTACTGTCTCTATAAGTTCACTAACCTTTGGTGGTTATGCTAATGCGCAACCATTGTATGTACTTCCAGGAACTACAGCGAATTGTCACATGTCAGTTAAAGGAAGAAACTCGTCCTTTTCCTGCTATCCTAGAGGACTTGGAATCATTGATGTTGATTTGACAGGAGGAACTTTGGAAATAGCTAGTTATGGAAGCGGGTCTAGTATTCCAGTGGAATACCAAGAAATCGGTGCGCCACTAATTAACATCAACGCGTCTGACACTCGCATTATAGACATCTCTATTCCAGATAGCACTCATGCAAAAATTAATTTGATGTGTGGTTATTGTAGAATATTTGGAGATTGGTCTATGCCCGACGACACTATACAATCTGTAAGATACATCGAAAATAGACAAACTGGTGACTTTTATAGTGATGGTCTTTTGACAATTTCAGGTACTATTGATTTTGAGGAGAAAAGATGGTTGAAAGTGAATTCTACTGACCCTGATAAGGTAGATCGGCACTGGCTTATGTTCAAGAACATGACGTTTTTAAATCCTCACCCGAGCCAACCCACGATTGAATCAGATAATCCTGATCAGAAAATCACCTTTATTTTTACCGCAGGTCATACAGGATTCAACACGCTGAACATACTTCAGCAGGGAATGCCTGTTGTGGAAATTCCAAAAAACTAAAAACATGCGACATTTTCTTAATTTAATTGTACTGGTATGCTTATCCGCTGTGTCTGCACAGACACAGAGTTGGGCAACTTCTAGGAAAATTGGAATAGTTGACGGTGATGCAGGCCATGCTAGTGCCATGAAAATTGTACTTGAGCGAAACCTACGTCAGCTTTTTCCATTAAGTGCGGTTCCAGAAGTTACTATAATTCCTACCTTTTTTCCAGACAGCACACAGTTACAAGACTATGCTATGCTTACGTATAGCCATGTCCACTGTTGTGACTCGTCTCAGGTATTTCATTACAGTTACCATAACCAGGTGACAATCGCATCACATGGATCAAATAGCCACATAAAAATCGATAAAAACCCGCTATGGCCTTGGATTAGAGTTGGAACCTGCGACACTGCTGGTGTAAACACTCGAACAAGTTATGGCCCAGGGTTAGATTTTGT